CCTTATAAATATGTGTATTATATTATATTTATACTAATTATGAAAACATATAAAGGGAAGTTCACACCTAAAAATCTAAAAAAATATAGAGGTGATGCTCAGAAGATAACGTATAGATCTATGTGGGAACGTCAAACCTTTAAATGGATTGACAATCAGTCTGATATAGTAGAATGGAATTCTGAAGAAGTGGTAATACCTTATCGGTGTCAAACAGATAATAAGATGCATCGTTACTTTATTGATGTTTACTTTAAGACTCGTGCTGGTAAGAAATACCTAATAGAGATTAAACCAGATAAGCAAACTAAACCTCCAACAGGAACTAGAAAGACTAAACGATATATTAAAGAGGCTTTGACTTATGTAAAGAACCAGTCTAAATGGGAAGCTGCACGTGACTTTGCTGAACTCAATGACTGTGAGTTTTGTATATGGACTGAGCATACATTAAAGGGGATGGGTATTAAACTACTCACGTACTAATGTACTTTCCCCGGCTTCCGCATCACTAGTAATATTATAACACATTTTTAAGTAAAAGTCAAGACTAGGTATATAAATACATATATGGCAGAACAATCACTATTCGATACACTAGAAAAGGAAGCATTTAGATCAGGTATACAAGCCAGGTCAGACGCTTCTAGGCAGTGGTTTCGACAGAAAGTACAAGAACTCGGTAATGTTAATGGGCATAAAGTATTAGCAGACAAAGCATTAATTAAGAAAAGAGGATTCTCTGCAGGGTCAATGTATATGTTCTTTTATGATCCTAAGCACCGTAAGACATTACCTTATTATGATGCGTTTCCTTTAATTATTGCAGTTGAAAGAGCTAAAGGTGGGTTTTATGGACTCAATCTTCATTATCTCTCACCTGTATTAAGAGCTAAGTTTCTTGATAAGTTAATGGAGAATACTAATAATAGAAAGTTTGATGAGTCAACAAAGATATCAATTAACTATTCCATGTTAAAATCAGTTGCTAAATTAAAAGAATTTGCACCATGTTTTAAACATTATTTAACACCTAATGTTAATTCAAATATTGCTATGGTAGAAGCACCTGAATGGGAAATAGCAATATTTCTCAAAACAGAATCATTTAAAAAGAAATCAAAATCCCATGTATGGGGACAATCAAGAAGGTCAATATAAATGTTACCAGCTAATGTAGATACATTAAAATCAAGTATAGACCGTAGAGGTGGTATAGCAAAATCTAATAGGTTTGCTATATATATGAATAACCCTGCAGGTCAGAATATACTTACAGGAGGTGCTGGAGGTATAGCAGGTGCTATTGGTTCTGTAGCCTCTACAGGTCTAAGATCTCTTGTAACTGGTGGTGGGTTTTCTCCTACTTCCTTTCTTAATGATCCTAGAGATATATATCTATTTGCTGAATCATGTAACTTACCAGGTCGTTCATTTATGACATCTGATCGAAGAATAGGTATGAAAACAACTAAAGTACCTTATGGTATAGACTCACCTGATGTTGAGATGACATTCCTATTAACAAATGATTATTATATATTTAAATATTTTAAATCCTGGATGGATCTTATATCACCACCGGGTGATATAGATGAAATGAAGATGAATTATAAGGATGTGTTCTCTACAGATATACAAATACAACAAATGGCAACTGGTGATTTTATACCAGCTTACTCTGTATCCTTAAAAAATGCTTATCCTATATCTATGAATGCAATATCATTATCTAATGCTGGAGATGATGTAGCTAGATGTACTGTTACGTTTACTTATGATAACTGGGAAGAAGAAGGATTAATGGATGGTATATTAAACGCAGTAGGCAATACAATAGGCAATATAATTTAACATATAATAAGAGAAAGGTGAATTGAAATGGCATTACCACAAATAGCAGTACCTAAGTATAATTTAATTATACCATCGACTAATCAGGAAATTGAATATAGACCTTATTTAGTAGGTGAAGAAAAGATATTATTAATAGCATCTGAATCAGAAGACGAAGCTGTTATGTTGAAAGCAGTAGGGGATATAATATCGCGATGTATTACAGAAGATATTAATCCGAAAAAATTAAAAGTGTTTGATATTGAATATATCTTTACCCAATTAAAAGGTAAATCGACCGGTGAATCAAGTGAAGTTGTTATAAAATGTGATAAGTGTAAAGAACCTAATAATATTAAATTAAATGTTGAAGATGATGTTAAAATAGAGAATATCGCAGACTCTAATTCTAAAGAGGTATTTAATATACCCCTTACGGATTCAATAGGTATAGTAATGAAATACTTATCCATGGAAGATTCATTTAATGATACTAAATCTGAATCTCTATCCGACACTGATAAAGTATTCAATAAACTTATTAAATGTATAGATTATGTATATGAGGGGGAGACTATATATGATACTTCCTCTGAATCTCAGGATTCGATATTAAAGTTTATCGAATCCTTAAGCTCAGCCCAATTTAAATTATTAACAGATTTTATAGAAGTTATGCCATCAGTGATACTTAAAACAAACTTTAAGTGTTCATCTTGTAAAAAATTAAATAAAATTACTTTGGAAGGTATTGAGAATTTTTTCTAATAGCCCTTTCCCATACTAGTATAATGAATTATTATAGAACTAATTTTTCCATGACTAGACACTATCAATATTCTATTACGGAACTCGAGAATATGATACCTTGGGAAAGGGAGGTGTATGTATCACTCTTATTAGAAAGTATAGAAGAAGAAAACGAAAGATTAAACAAGTAGTAAAGTACTTTAATAAGGAATATACCTATGGCCACACGCACAACTAATAACCTATCAGATTTAACTAGTTTTTTTGATGGCTTTAATAAAATCGGTGACTTTAATAAGAAAGAAAGAGATGAAAAAGAAGAAAAGACAAGAGCTCTTCTAGCTAATAAATCTCTAAGTAATATTTCAGACTCATTTAGAGCAGACAATAGACTTCAGAAAAAACTAGTTAAATGGTCTAAAATTGATATGGGTATGGATGTTGCCGCCTTTATTCAAGATAAGGAATCGAAAGGATTCTTGGCCGAAAAACAAACACGTGACACTAAGGCAGGCATAGAAGAGGCTAAGGGCCGTGAAATGGAAGGGAAGATTGAAGAGCATGGTTCTATTAACAATGATCTTCTAGCACGTATTGAAATAGTACTTGTGACACGTCTTGATCGTATTCTAGATGGTATAAAATTAATGCTACCTACTCTGGATAAAGATCGTTTTAAGGGTTCTGAATTCAACCCTAAGGACTTCTCAAAAGCTGTAAAGAAATCACAAGATATCACTAATAACTTTCTTAAAACATCTATTGATGATTTACGGCATGAACGTTATAATAGAAAAAATAAGAGGGAAATAGAGGAAATTGCTGCTCTAAGAAGCCGTGGTAAAAAGGAGGATGCAGATAAGAAAGAGAAGACTCGTAAAGCAAAGGAACTGCGACTAGAAGGTTTTAATGAGGATGGGACTTTATTGAGGAACAAACCGAGAGGGTATTTCAGATGGAAACATGAGAACCGGGACCGTGAGGGAATAAGTAAGCAGGAAGGTGGTGGTGGTGTCACCTGGAATAAGTTCTATAGTAATAAAGGTAAGAAGCAAACGTCGGATACAATGCTGTCGGGAGGAATGTCTAATGATAAGGCCGCTAAATTGTTTAACAAATCAACGTGGGAAACAAAATTGAAAAATATTGGCCCAAAATTGAAAAATATTGCGTTCGGTCTTAGAAACTTTGTAAAGGTCACTGGATTGATAGGAATACTTGTTTATTCTATAGCACCATTGATTGACAGTTTAAAGTCAGAGGAAATGAGTGTAAAATGGAATGAAGTAAAGGAAGGATTCTTAAGAAACTGGGAGAAATTGAAAACGCTTGGAACAACCATATCAGATACCGGTAAAGATTTATGGATTAAACTTGAACCTATTGTAGCTGCACTCGATAATATGTTCACAGAAATAGGTAAAACAGTAGCTGGTTGGTTAGGTAGATCAATAATGACAATAGCGGACACTTTCATAGATATCTTTGATGGAATGGGTATGCTTTTTGGAGGTGATCTGTCCGGTATAGCAACAATCTTATTTGGGGCCAAAGATAATGCTAAAGGGGGTGGTATTATTGGTATGGTTGTTAACATTATTGAAGATGCATTCCAGAGTGTTGGAAAGCTTATATGGAAGTTTATAAAAGAATTAGATGTAGGGAGTATGATAAGCAAGATGTTGATATCATTGAGCCCTGATAATATTTGGACGTGGGGTGAAGATGAGAAAGAAATCCCAAAAAAGCGGCCTGAGAAAGTTCCACCAGCAGAAACTAACCCTGCTGTATTAGAGCGTAGAAGGCAGTTAGATGCTGTCATAGAGGAAAAGAATGCACAGCGGGATAGAGATAATGCAGCGGGCGGATATACCGAGGCGAATTATAATAAGAGTGATGTTCACAATATTACAAATATAGCCACCGTGCCACCACGGACTCAGGCAAATCAGGATGTACAAGTTACCCGCAACAATTAGGAGCATAAAAGACAATGGAAATATTCAGTAAGTATGATATAGATAATGATGGTAAATTAACTAAGACAGAAGTTGATCGCCGTGAACGTATAATGAATATAGAACTTAAAGAAGAGAAACTTGATTCCCAAAAGAAAATGGCATGGATGTCTATGTTCGGTATGATTGTATTCACCGGTATACTGTTTACACCTTTAGTATCTGTAGAACGTGTTGATGCTCTCGGTGATCTACTTGGTCTATTCTACATGGGTCAAGCATCTGTTGTTGGTGCTTATATGGGTTTCACTGCGTATATGAATCGATAGGCATAAAAAAGGGGTCAATTATAAGACCCCTTCTATGTAATACTGTAGTTGAACTTTAGTATTACATAACTAACCCTCTTGGGCTAACTTAGCAAAGTATGATAACGTATCATCCGTAGAAGTAGCTGCTGGTGCAGATGCCTCTTCTGGTGTTGAAGTGGGTGCTGCGACCTCATCCAACTCAACTGACTCTGCTGTATTTCTTGGAACTGTAGTTCCTAATACACGTGCCAATTTAGTCTTCAACTCATCATAGGTTTTATACTGTGACTCACCGTTAAATTCTTGGAGATCGTAAAGAGAATTATAAACTCCTTCCAACTTAACATCATCACCACCTAAGAATTCAGATACATCACCGAACTCAGAACGATCATAATTACGATAACCCTCAACTTTACGAATCTTCAATTTAAAATCCGCACCACCCCAAAAATCAAATGGGTTAACTGGTACATCATCAGGAAACTCAGGCTGCATTGCCTCAGTTAACTTGTCAAAGATTTTCTTACCATATACATACATGAAAGTCTTACCTTCATTAGCAGGATTTGCTGGATCCGATACAATGTAGATATTAGACACATAATGAAGACGGCGCTTACGCTGACGAACTAACTCTTTATCAGAATCAATACCAGAGTTCCATAGAACTGTATTCATCTCTGATAATGGATCTTGTTTACCTATAGAGGTAAGAGAACGTTCAATGTACCATAATCCACCAGGTCCTTGGAATCCATGATCCCAATAGCGTACCCATGGTACCTCTTGACCTTCTGCTGCTGGTAAGAAACGAAATACTGCATACCCATTACCTGACTTATCAACAACAGGTTTCCAATACTTATCGGAATCCTTATCCCAATCATTATTCTTATTACCAGATGCTGACTCAGCTGCTTTAACTAAACCATCAATCTGTGCTTTTCTGTTCTTTTTCATTGCTGAAAATGACATATTACTCTCCTTTCGTATTTAAATTATATTACAATATGTTGTCAAATTTTAATGAAGATAAGACGAACTTCAATTTCTATACTATGTATTATACACTATTTTACTCTAAATGTCAAGTACTAGGTTTTCCATATGAAATGTCCCTCCACCACCTTTCTTTTCTGGGAATTTGATATGAGCTAATTCAGATGATATAATATCATTAATAATACCTAGATCCGTAGTTTTAAATTGGTGCTCATCATATTTAACATGAACCTTAGTTCCTATTCCTACTTTCCATTTCTCAAAAAATTCTCGATATATTTCTATGCGTTCTTTTTCTCTTTCGATTTTCTCTTTATTGCTGTGCATTCCTGGTATATTCATTTCGTTTACTCGAATGTGTTTAAAACCACATCTTTATATTTATCAATATCATGAACGTTCATTAAGTCTGAGTATCGTTTTACTCTATGAGCTAAGGATTTATATACAGCATAATCTTCATATTCGACTTCTGTAGCTTCAACAAATCCTGTAAGCTTATTTAAGATAACAATAGATTCAAGTGCAGGTGATGATTCCTTTAAAATAGGAGGTATAGCGATCTTCTTACCATATTTAGATTTTCTACGCTCCTCTACACCACATTGTAACCAAACATCTAGGGAGGTCTCAATCTCAGACAATCTAAACATATCCTCTTTGAATGTATATAGTAAGGACTCACGGACCTTATTATGCTTATCATAGTTAATTGAGGTCATATCTCCGACCCAGTTAACACCTTCTAAGAAGTTATAGGTGTAGAACTCTTTAATATTGTTAGTATGGTGTTTAATGGCATAATTATATTTAAACTTATCCTTACGCTTAATAAAGGCCTTAGGTGATACATGGGTTTTAAAGTTATAACGAACTGCGTTATAGTTAGAGTTAGGGTCAAAATGTAACTTGAGAGCCTGATACATCTTAAAGGATTCGTACACCGCCTCAGATGTAAAAGGTGCCCGCTCAGGTTTGTTATAGGCAAAATTGGTATTCATATAGGTAGTTCATTTCCTTTAGGAATTAGTCTAAGATTAGCTGCATATGCTTCAAACTTAGATTTTAATGGTTTTGATAGATATTTTGATACATCTGATGGGTCAATAGAGTACTTCTCACATGTCATCAGAATCGCATCTATTACATCTCCACCATTAGACATGATTAGTTTTTCTGTTGAGTCAGAAAACTGCTTTTGTTTTACTTGTTTTGATTGAAGTTCTGCTTCGATTATATTAGCCATTAGAATACCTTTAAAATAATAGTAGAGTTATTTAGTCTACCTGACCCTTTTGTTCTAACAGTCTTAGCCATGGTAGTGAATCTGA